CATATATAGTATAATATTTTTTCGCATAGTTTGTCACAAACCAATCCACAATTCGCAATGATATTTTGGATTCACCATTTATAATATTCATCATTTTATGTATGTTTTCTTTGTCGCCGTAAAACTCCATCAGATTTCTCATTAATAAATCATTTTGCGTATTGGATGAAATAGTTGAAATAGTTGAAATTGTTGTCATAATAAACTAAAATACTGCCGATTTTTTATATAGATTTATAATGAAAATGTTTATCTATATAAATGGTATTCCTATTATTATTATTATTAGTTCTCGAATGAATATAACGTCTATCAACACATTTCATTATTACACCCTCGATAATTGTATAATATCAAAACAAATCAAAGGGAATGAACCGTGGGAACCATATATGAACATTATTTTTGAAAAATATATTAATAAAACAGTGTAGTAATCGAATGCGGGTGTCATATTGGTGTACATACCGTAAAAATGGCGTCATTGTGTAAAAAGATCTATGGATTTGAACCGATGCCAAATACGTATCAAGTGTTGGCTAAAAATATACGATTAAATGGTATACAAAATGCGGTCTTGTATAAAAAAGGTGTTGCCGATAAACCTGGTATGACGAAATATGCTTGGAGTATTAAAGGAAATCCCGGGGGGTCTGGATTAGCCAATAATCCGATGGGGGTTCCTTCATGGTGTTCACCAATGAATGAAGATATTCCGGTGGAATTGATAACAATCGATTCTATGGATCTGGATCAGTTGGATTTCATGAAACTAGATGTCGAAGGGTATGAACCGTTAGTTATTAAAGGCGCAATAAATACCATTACAAAATATAAACCGGTTATTGTTATGGAAATATGGAAATCGCATTATACAAGTGAAATAGACCTACAATATGCAAACGAATTATTCAAGGATTTGATTGATATAGGATATGTTGTTGAATATGTGGAGGGGGTGGATTATATTTTTTTACCGGGTCCATGAAGCGGGTGTGGGTATTTGATATATTATTACATTGTTGTAAAACCAATTCATGCGAATAATTACGTTTCATCATATTGCAGTCTCCACAGCAAGACCGGCAATTATCCGTTGTATATCCAATATCATTATCAAAACGGTCTATACCATTTTTATGTGTTTGGCTGGGGGTTTTACCGCATAAATAGCACGGTAGTAAAACAATTGTTCCATAAAACTGCTTATCTATTTCTATTCCATATCTTTCTAAAGACCTTTTATTGTATGCACAATAATGCACAACATGATGGTCTGTGAATACTTCCGGATATGGTTGACTGTAATCTGTTGTATACTGTGCAATATGTATTGCGCGTTTTATAAATATATCGTCATGGGTAGTTTTTTTCATAAAATTACATATAGAACAACACGAAACACTGTTTTCTAGAGTATAACCAATTGTATTATTTTTTCTATCTACTCCATTGAATCCAACTGTATTTATACCGTTGCAATAGCTACAACTTTGAGATATAATAGCTATATAGTCATCTATACTTAATTCAAAACATAAATTACGTTCGGTTGCATGTCTTTTATAAAGATTATAATGATATTGTTTTGATTTATATCTTACATTTACCGTCCATTCTTTTTTCTTTTGTTTGCGCTCTTCTTTTGCTTCGGCAATGCGCGCATTGGTATTTCGCTGTTTTTTATTGCGATTTTTGTCATATATTTTACATTTTGTTCTGCATGTATAACACATTTTTGTTGTATTACTTTTTTCACCAATATATTGGTCAATATTTTGATATTTATGACACATCGTACAATTTTGTAATGATGAAACCTCGGACGTATAATCTATTTGGTTCATTACAATAAAACGAGAAATACAAATTATATTTGTAAAAATATACAAATCAATTTTCTATTATCTTACGATGATAACCCATCTCCGGATAATAGTCGAACACCACCGCTCGTCCCTAACTCCAGTGTTCTCCTAATAATATTTTGCAATGTTATAAAAAATAATACATGATTATTTTTTATAGGATAAAATTATAAAATATTCGTATATACAATAAAATATACAATGTGTTTAATTGGAATAGGCTCTCGACTACCCCTAAGTTTCCCTAGGGGGATGGACTGTATCTTAACCCGTCTCCGGTTGCTTAGACCTTCAACAACGAGCGATTACCGTTCAGTCTCTGACGGCTAACCATAGACTAGCATATTACAAAGGCGTCTTTAGGTTATAACCATGCGGATTGCCCAATCCTCAACATTATTACTATACCCGAGTTCTATTCTCGGCCATCTGAGTGTTTACAGCACAGACTTAGTAGTTGAGGCTCTAAGGGGTTTCCCGAACAACAAGTAATCTTGCAAGGACTTTATCCTTACTAACAACTGACCATAATACAGGGGTCTAACCGAAGTTTCCACAAACATTGCCTGTTTATTTGTGGCGGGTTGTTTTTCTGAGCATACTCTTCCAAAACTAGTAAAACTAGTTTGAAAAAGCTACCCCGGCCATTCCTGACATGAGACGTAAAACGTTGTAATTAACCGCGTACACACGGACCTTAGCCGTGGCAGTTCCCGAAACAGTGGCAGCAGAAAGGACAAGCTGGAGGGTAGCATTGTCAATTCTGGAGAAGTTGCAGGTTCCCGATGGTTGGTGCTCCTCAGGGCGCAGGGCGAAGGAATACACGTTGATACCAGTGTCGGGGTTGCGGGTGTGGTGTTGGTAAGGTTGGACGACGTCGAAGTAAGAACCCTCACGCTCAGAGAAGCGATCTTGGCCGTTGAGCTGCAACTTGGCAGTGACAACGGGGTTCTCACCCCAGCAGTGCATATCGAGGGCGGTCTCAGCAAGCACGAAGGTGCCGGCATCGGAGAGACCCGAAGTGGAAAGGGCACCACCCTCATTTGCGAAGTCAGCACCCCAGGTGGCACCAGCGCCAGCGGAGGCAGCATCCATAGCACCACCCATCTGGAAAAGACCAGATGCAGTGATGAAAGCCTGGGAACCAGAGGTCTCAGCAGGGCCACCGAAAGCGTGGATGGCGTTGGGGAGAGCATCAATGGCATCAGTGTAGTTGAAGGGCTGGGCACCAAGGGTCTTGAACAAAGTGGATTGACCCTCCAAGGATGAGCAGTAATCAACGTTGGCATCAGGTTGAACAACCCAGATGAGCTCCTTGACGGGGTGGTTGAAGTTCAGCTTGATCTTGTTGCTGGAAGATCCGACCGACTCATCACCAGTGAATTGAAGTTGCTCAATGAGGTATTCGTGGGGGTTCTGGGCCATCTTGCGGCGTTCATCAGTGTCAAGGAAGACATAGTCAACGTAAAGGGAGGCAGCAACCAATGAGGATTGGTAAGCACTGGGGACAGAGAGGGTTCCAGCAACTGCACCAAGGGTCTTAACCGCCCACAAGCACTCGCCAATAGGGCGGAAGTCAATGTTGATCTTGATCTCGTGGTATTGAAGAGCAATCAAGGGGAGAGCAAGGCCGGGGTTGCGGTTGAACCAGAAAAGGAGGGGCACATAGAGAGTGGTCTCAGGCAAAGCATTGCGAGGAGCGCACACTTGAGCAGGGCCACCGTTGGCAGCGCAAGGTCCGGAGACGTTGGCGAAAGCGGGGTCAGTGATGTAGGTCAGTTGGGTGGTCTGGCCGATCATCTTGAAATATCCCTTCTTTTGCTCAGAGGTCATAGTGAGCTGGTTCCAGATGTGCATCCAGTCACCAAATTGACGGTCAATGCGTTGACCACCAATCTCAACCTCAACTTGGGCAATGAGTTGCTCACCAATGAAGTCCAACCAGCGGGCATACACACCATCAACGTTTGCGCCAGTGGTGGGCTTCATCGATTGGTTAATCTCAGGGAGAGTAACCTGGAGGTAGGTGCGGTAGGCAAGATCTCCGTTACGGGAGATGGTGCAGGTAACTCGGCGACCGAAATCGGCTTGGCCAGAGAAAGTTTGCTCAATACTCTCGAGCGAGAAGTTGGTGTGTCTGCGATATGAGACCTTCCAGAAGGTGATCTCAGGGGTTCCAGTAAGGAAAACGTCTTGTGCGCCGTAGGCGACTAGTTGCATTAGTGCTCCACCCATGGTGTCGGTTGGTTATATACTATATAAAGAAAATAATTTCTGAGAATTGCTAAATAATTATATTTTTATAAACTGCTAAATAACTTTGAAATACTTATTTAGGAAAATGCGTTTATACTTCAAAATATACCAATTCTACTCCATACCGTCATAATACAATTGCACTATTTCAATAGTTTTGTCTGTATTATTAGTCAGCCAATAATGTATTTGATTTTTCAAAACTTCTAATCGTGTAGTCCATTCTTTTGTTTTAAGTCTATTAATTGCTAAAATACCCGTTTTTTTCAGCTTCCAACAAGATGATATTTTTACGCCAGTTTTATCAATATAATCATCTGGGTTAAATCGAATGAAAACAATTGGTCTATGTCCCAAATCCTGCGATAACTCCATCAATCTTTTATTTTCACAACTACAATCATATGCATTGTGTTGATTTTCATCTATTTCTACAATAATAACTTGATAACCTAAATCCAATAATAAATCAGGACGCCTTTTTGAACAACCGTCAGCTACTTTTTTGTCTGAATACCACGTCATTTGTGGAAAGGTTTCTATAACGCTATCTACCACAGTTTTTTCTTTTGTTTTATAATTTCGACTTATTGGTTTATCTGGAAATAAGTTCATATAACAATACACACAATATCCTTCATATTTATTCGAAACTTTAGTTAAACACCAATCAGATAAACATATTTTTGCAAATACATCTACCATTTCATTTTCTTTATGAGTTATACAATATTTTGCCGATTTTATATTTTTAAAATTGTATATAGCTCTAAACTCACATCCATTCATAAAGCATTTTCGGTGAAACACATCTACCATTGTTTCGGTTTTATGTTCTGAACACATTTTAGCCCGATGATTACCTGGTTCGCTATATGTTGGATTTTTATGACACCCTATATATTGACATCTTAAATGCTTTCCATCAATCATTCCCTCTGTTTTATGCTCAGCACAAAAACGTGGTTGTGTATCTTCCAAATACTTGTAAGATGGCATTTTTGAGCACTCAGGATGTTCGCACCGTTTGTGTTTTATATCCACCATATCAGTCAATTTATGTATAGAACAATATGCGCCCACTTTTTCACCAGCTATATTGAATTGTGCAATCAATCCACATCCTTCTTGCTGACACCGTTTGGATACCACATTCACCATTCCGTCGGTCTTATGTTCCACACAATATTTGGCACTCGCACTTCCTGCCACATTATAAATAGGAGTTGTATAACATCCTGCGGCGGCACACCGTTTGAGTTTTACATTGACCATCCCACCAAGTTGATGAGCCATACAATATTCCCCTTTTGTCATACCCAGATAATTGTATATAGCACGTTTATCGCAGTTTTCAACTAAGCACAATTTATCGACCACATTTATCATTCCATCTAATCGATGGGCTGAGCAATACAATCCTTTTGTTTCACCTGGCAAATTAAAATAAGCGCTTTTAGTACAGTTTTCGGCACATTTAGGCATCTTTTTACTATTAAAAACAACTTATACTATTACACAATAAATATACAAATATGTTTATATAGTTTTAGCGTATTATGTTATTTGGTATTTTTATATGAGTAATACATTGTTTTCACCGATCGCATTTGCAATAGAATGATACAATAACAATGTTTGTTTCTCAGAGAACCCTATATATCCCATTGATTTCAGAAACCCGTTTTCCCAACGTAATTGTTGTATTGTGTAGTTTGAGTCCATATAATAACCGTTTCGTTCTGGAATATCACGTTCTGGAATATCAATTTTAAATCCACCCTCCGCTCTGTCTAATACTTGCAATGGTTCTTCGTCTGCATCTTTATGTGAATTGTAATATTCTAGTACAGGTGTGTATGAAATAGTGGGAACTAATACTTTGATTCGCATTGTATATAGATTGGTTATATATTAAATAATCGGCTAGTTTGCTATGCTAGTATATTTGTTATAGGAATCAATTTTATGACGATTAACGATTTTGCATATGATTTAGAATATGTATTTATATAAACTACATAAATATATTCATTATTACTGTTTATCAACAGCCCAATAAATGCGCTTAAATATCAAGAGGCTAAACCCCGACTCTCAAATACCACAGTATGGCTCTGCCGCTGCCGCTGGAATGGACCTATTTTCGGCAGTGGATTTAGTCGTTCCTCCACAAACCCGTAAACTAGTTAGCACAGGTATTTCCGTTAGCTGGGAAACCCAAGAAGGGCAGTGGGACGAGAATCCAGAAAAGTATTATTTGCGTATTGCACCCAGATCAGGATTGTCGGTAAAGAGCAATATCGATATTGGAGCGGGAGTAGTCGATAGTGATTACAGGGGGGAGATTTTCGTCTGTTTCATTAACAATTCGTTGGACAAGCCATATGCGATTCAAAAGGGAGACCGTATTGCTCAAATGATTTTGACCCGGTTCGAACAATTTAAAGAAGTGGTTTTGGTGGAAGAACACGTGGAAACTGCGCGGGGCGAAGGGGGATTTGGTTCAACTGGTAAATAAATCTATCCGTAATAAACATAAAAACATATAAAAAGTATATAAAATACGCAACTATGCAAATTGATGACATTTCAAAAAATCCATATAACTATTTGTTATACAGGTCGTCTCAAATTACTATAATTTCAGTATGTTATGCCATTTATAGTCAAAAAAGTGTTTATGTAATTAGTACTGGTTCTGTATTATGTACATCTTTACTATATTGGAAAAATCCTACACTCGGTTTACGTCGTAATATAGATATGATGGTTGTAAATAGTGTTTTTGTTTATCATTCCTATATGGCTATTGGAAATAATTATGCTTATGAACATTATTTTTTTACTTGGTTTGGTATTTTGTGTTATGGATTGAGTTGGTATTTTCAACATAAAAACAATGTATTTATATGTACTATAATGCATATATTATTGCACATTTTTTCTAATATAGGCGTTATTTATTTGATAGCTGGATAATTATATAGATAAACCCCCATATCAACATATACAATTGATGCATATCAAGAATCGGAAAAATGACCTAGTTATTCCACCACAATATTCTACTGTGTTATTTAAGATATCGCATTTGTTTATAATATCCGGATCATTTGCCTTTTATAGAAAACATTATGATTTTTCTTTTATAAATGGGATGTGGTATGTAACATCTACTGTATATTGGTATGACCCACGTTATGATTATAGGCGAATAATGGATATGGTTTCTATAAATAGTGGAATAGTATATCACGTGTATAGAGGACGCAATACAAATAATGCGAATGTATTACTGGGGATTTTAGGTATATTTGCATTGTGTTATTATTATAGTTGGAAATATCAGCGAAAAAATGAATTATGGATGGCTACGTATATGCATTGCGGAGTTCATATTATAGGGTTCATTATGAATATCGTTTTATATTCGGGATGTATTGATATGTATGAATAATATTTGCTATGTTTGTATATAGCAACTATTGTTGGGTTGTTATGGATTTGCGGTTGGAGAAAGTTTCATATTCCTTTGACTGTGCCAAAGGAAAATGTGCGACAACCCTTCGTTTTTCAAACTCTGGGTTGCACTTGCATATTTTGTAAAATAAAAGTGGCTAAATATTCTTCTTGGAAAACTTCGACTTTGTTTTCGTGTTTTTTTGAGAAAATATACTTGTCTTGGGATTTTTTCACGGACCAACCGTCGTTGAGTGCATTCATTATAAAAAGCATTTTTTGTAGTTGGAGTTTATCGACGGCGTTTTGTGACATTTTTCTTTATATATTTAGGCCTTTTAGTATTTTTCCGGGTTTTACGAAGACGGGAGCGTTTTTTAGTATTGAGTTTGGATTTATGTAAATTATGACGTTTTACCGATTTTGCACCGTTTTTTTTACCTCTACCCCCACTGAACCAACTATTCGGTTTACGGACTTGTGCAGCGGCTGATGCGGATGCGGATGCGGCCGGTTCATCTAGTTCCATTGAGGTTCTAGATATTTTGGTTTGTAGAACATCATCAAACATAGTTACTAAAGTTTTAGCGAACGGATCATTTTGTCCTCCTGAATTGGTAAGTATGTCTTGTTTTAATTGTGTAATTAGAGGATTACTAATTGTTAATATTTCATCTTTCATAGATGCTATAAAAGGATCGGAAAAGCCTAATCTTTCTTTCATTCTTTTAAATAAACTTTTAGAATTGGTAGAAAGTTCTTCTTTAATTGTATTAATTCTTTCATACTCCGACTTTGTATCAGTAATCTTGTTTTGCTTTAAAGCTGATTGTAATTCTGATACTGTTGGAACACTTGGTTGTCCACGTTTAGCAGAACTGAACCCTCTCAGATTTTCCATCAATGATTTTTTTACAGCATTATATGCTGTAGTCAATTTTGTAGTAATACTACGTTGTGATCTACCAGACGATTGTGCTTGGTCTAAACTTACTATTGGAGCAAAAGCCGCCCGATCTGCTCTTATCATTTCCTCAGATAATGTAACTATTTCAGAATATTTGTGCATAAAATATAATTTATTAACCAATTTATTAAGAGATGATGATAAAGCTTTTACAGTTGCTAAATCGAGTGGTAATGTTGCCATTAAATAATCTACTGAAAGTATGCCGCCCAAAGATATAAAACTTGGATACGTTGTTACGATGCTTTCAAGGATTCTAGATACGGTCCCAGTAAACTCTGTGGTAATAGTATATGGAGAAAGAAGTAAAGTTTGTTGTCCTTTAATATAAGGTTCAAGTCTTGTATTTTGGTCTGCTATATATACAATAATTCCATCTACATCAATTTGTGCCTGGACTGATGTAGGAAGTGCTAAACGCACTACTTTCGCCAATTCATATAGCGCTTTAATATTTTCAATTAACTTTGTATAATTTTTTTTTTCGTCATCTCCTGCTGGGAAATAGGCAACGATAAAATGATTTCCCTCAATTTTAGTATCATCTGATTCAATTGAAGAACTTCGCTCGGCGTCATCTTCCTCTTCGTCTTCATCTTCTTCATCACTTTCTTTAGATTTTTTTTTGCTCTCTTTATAATATGTAGCGATTGTTGGTGTAGGGGCACCATTACCGATTGACGACATAGCATATACATATGCCAAATTATCACCAGATAAAAATAAATAATATAGTTCAAGTTGATTCAATAGTTTAACCGTATCAGAAGTTCCATGATCACCAGATGATTTAAATCTATATAACATTTTTTGAATAATTGCACTTCTGGCTATGTTATCAGTGTAAAATGATCTCAGAGCATTATCTACATAATCTATAATTGTTTGTAAATTAGTATCAATTGGGGTGGTATATGGGCGTTCACTACTATATTTGTCGTCTATATAACGCATTCCTTGTGCAAGCACTTGAACTGGAAATCCACATTCAATAATAAAATATTTTTTAGTTTCGCCAATAATTATAACAATAGCTACCCCACATATGTTAGGTCTAATATCATTTACAGCAAGACGTAATTGTATTCTTAAAACACCTTCAGCTTCTAAATCTTTATTTAATAAATTGTCGTATACAGAATCATATAATGAAGGCCTATTTCTATCATTAAATTTACAATCATATATGGTATATCCTGGTTCCTTTTTTTCTTCAATCAATGTAAAAGGTACAGCGCTATCTATTAGATCAGTTTGTTGAAATTTTCCTTTTACTGGATCCCAAATATTTGCAAGAGTTTTTTTACGTTCTCCCAAACTACTACTTACTCTACCACTAACACAAGCATCCAATATCCATCCATTATAACCGCGTTCTTTTACATCGTTTACTAATGCATTTATACTATTAACTTTAATTTGATCACCTTGTATTCCAAAAAAATCCTGTCGTAATTTACTCCACGTTGATGGAGTCGAGTTTACATCCGTGAAATAATAATATATATCTTCTAGTTGCCCAAATAAGTCTCCTAATAGATAATCAACCTTAATATTTTCTTCAAAAGCTATAGGAGAACTCATTATATAAGAATGTCCGTAAGTTGGGGGGCGTGAATTACCTATTACACTATTTAGTTTCCCATAAACATTTAATCCTGCTTCTTTATTAACACCTTTTCCTTGTATAATTTGTGGATAAACTTTATTTCTACCCGGTTTAAAATCATGTTGTGTATCAGTTTCTTTAAATGCTAACTCAGTGTTCAATACAGCATTAGATCCGCCAATTAACATAGATGTATCGTCTGCAACAATATTGTCAGGATACATCAATTCAAACAATGACAATAACACTTCACTCCATAATAAATGGGTTAGTTCATCTTTTAATATATATTGTGTTCTCCTAGACCGCGTTGAAACTGCAAGTATTGTTTCTGCAAACATTCTTTCTACTTTTTTTATGTATTCACTGCCCCCTAGAAACCGCGCGCGCGAATATATATCATTGGCTGGTAAAGTATCTGCAACGATGCTAGATATATACCATAAATCTGATTTGGGGGTATCATTCAAAGGGCAATTATCGTCTATATCGTGTATACAGTTTTCTCCAATATATAGTCTAAATAAATCTGTATTACTACTCATCGGGCCTGTCAAAATATCAACATCTGATGGTCCAGTTGGCGGCGGTCCTTGTGGTGCAGCTGATGCCGTTAGTTGAGCTGATAGCCATGGTATAGATGACGGCGGCCCTGGTAGTGCGGCAGATGATGCAGCTTGTCTCTGAGCTAAAGGCCATATTGGTGTAGATAGCAACGGTTCTTGTGTATATAGTGGCCATTGTGACACAGGTAATCGCAATTCTTGCGCATCTGGTATTGATGGTGGTTTGGCTGAACGCAATGATGTTTCACTATTAATAGGTGCATGTGCTTTTCCGTATTGAAATAATGGCAGAGGAAGTTGATTTAATGAACGCACATCTGGTGCTTCATCTTCGTCTTCTGAATCCACCTGTGTAGTAGTATACCCTGAATCACTCTCCACCATAGGTTTCAGATTTTTATATTTACTGCGAGGAACGACCACATTACGCATACTAGCACGATGAGGATTCCAAGGGGCTACTGGTTCATATAACTCTTTTATACACACTTTTTTTGAGTCTGGTAAAGGTTTATCATCATTTTGGTCCTTAGGTAAATATCCTTCATTAAACATACTATTATAATAATATAAATTAACCGTATATTTTATATTAACTAATCAAACATTTCCCTCAAAATCAACATAAAAACACCAATTTCTATTATATTATACTATTCCCTTTCCCATAACAATGCAAAAGCCGTCCAATCCGCCGCCTCCGTCAAAAGGGACTATCGACGAAAAGCATACTGAAATGCTAAATCATTTTCATTTTATCGAAACTGAACAAATACCCGATCTACAATCCAAAAAACTTTTATTAAAATCCCAATTGAAAACTCTCTCCAAAACCCAAATAGATTCCTATATGGATATAAAAGACCAGCTCCGGAATCTGTCTCAACAAATAAAAACCCTCAAGTCCTTGAAAAAGCAATATCTCATCGATAATTCCAAGCATATTTTCGACTACTTCGAACAAAAGAAAAAGGTCTCTTCCGGAGATAATGGCCAAAACGTCAATGTTCTCAATTCCTTTTTCAAAGTGAAAGCCAAAACCGATGATGCAGCAACAGTCGCCGGCACCAAATATAGCCAATCCAAAAATACTTATCACGCTTATTGGAAAAATATCAATAATTCCATATTAAATATACAAGATTTCGTCGTTTCATCCGACGTTTGCGAATGTTGCAAAATCGGAGAACTTATTCCCCAAGACGAAGAAGGTATTCTTATATGCAATAACACTGATTGTGGCCAATTTGTCACATATATTGTAGATAGTTCGAAACCATCCAACAAAGAACCGCCCAACGAAGTGTCATACACTGCCTATATAAGACTCAATCATTTCAAAGAAATCTTGTCTCAATTCCAGGCAAAAGAAACTACGCAAATACCTGACGAGGTTATTGAAGCTATACGGGCGCGTATTAAAAAGGAGCGTATAACAAATATGTCGCTAATAAACTACGACAAAATGCGCGATATTTTGCGGAAACTCGGCCTCAATAAATATTTCGAGCATATTCAATATATCAATTCTATTTTCGGTATTAAACCGCCCATTATGAACGAAGAATTGCACGAAACATTGTGCGTTCTCTTTATTGAAATACAGAAACCTTGGGCAGTGCATTGTCCAGCTAATCGCACTAATTTCTTTAATTATACATATACACTATATCAATTATGTGTATTATTAGACCAAGTCCAATATTTGCCATATATACCTATGATGAAAGATAGGGAAAAACAATTGGAACAAGATATGATATGGAAGAAAGTGTGTATGGATCTAGACTGGGAGTTTTTTCCGACCGTGTAATGACCAAGTCATAGAAAATTGATTTGGTTTATCATATATAAGATTTGTTATAATTCTTATATATCATTATTAGTACTAATATCACTATTATTAAATATCAAAAAATGAGTATTCACTACGGACAAAACGAATATTATCATTTAGTCGGTAGCGTATTGATTGACCAAAATAACGTATGTCGTGTTATACAAGGAATGCGAGAAGAACGCGATAGCGTATATAATATGACGGACGGCCACGCTGGAAAAGCGTACCGGGTATATTTAATGGCTACAGGCAGCGATGAAATGGAAAGCTTGCACTTCCGTCATTTTACAGAAGTAATTAAAAAATACGGAGAACTTCAATCGGAAAAACCTGAAGCATCGCTTACTGTGAAAACATCATCGCCAAAAACTGCAAAGTGGGCAAAAATACATCCGGAACAACCCGTTGTGGCGGAAGAAAAATTAGTAACTCTTGCAGACCTATAAAGCGTTGTTTATTATATTTTGTAGTCTCCGTACTGTTTTGTTGTGTGTTTGTTTATGTGTAGTTTTTTTTGAAAAAGTCACATTTTTTGGGTAGGCCTTTTGTTTTCCGTAAACATATTGGTTTCCACCACCTGCTATTGCTATACCAGCAACATTAGGACCAATACCTTCCCCCTCAATGGCTGCTATTGCACTTGCTAGGGGGTTGTTTCTAATAACTGCAATTGCTCCAATTGCGTTAGCTAAGCGGTTTATTGCAGTAACCCTATCATTTGCACGATTATCAACAACACCCTCATCAAATAATGCAGCTAATACTGCATTTACTTCTGGGTCTAAAACTGTAGGAGCAAGATTTACAATAGCATCTCGATCATTTACTCCTGCATTTACTTGTATATATCTTCCAGCTACACGCAATAATCCTTCTACAGACGCGTTAACAACTAATATAGGGGCATTAGTTACTAATTCAACTGCAGCAGCCTGGTCATTCGCTCCTGGTAATGCTGCTGTATTAGCAACTGTAATTGCAGCATATATTTTATTCAATGATTCTCGGCGATTAGTCGCTTGAAATGCTCCTGCAAACAATGCATCTATTACGGCTTTTTCAGGGGTTCCTCCTCCGGCAAGGTTTTCAATGGTAACCCGGTCATCAGGAGCACGAGCTATTCTGGATGCAACTATCAATGTTCTAACCTGACTTAATAAGGTCTGCACACCTAATAGAGTAGCACCACCGGCAATTGGTGCAAATCCAACTGCTCGTATTGCTTCTATTGCTTTTTCTTCATTAGTTACTCCTCCAGGTAATGCTCTACCAACTTCTGCAATTGCATTATTCAATCTTGCAACTACATCCGCATTTGTTATAGGTACAGGTGCCGCTGCAGCTCCTACCGGAATTGGCGCTGCAAACACTTCATTTACTATATTGACACCTTCTGCAATTGCCCTAACGTCCGCAAGTGCAACAATAGCAGCTCGGTCATTCACAGCTGGTGCGCCTGCGGCTACAGCATCGCTAACTGCCGTTAATAAAGCCGCTACAGATGCTTGATCTACTACAGCAGCAAGTCCTGCAATTGGTGCAAATCCAACTGCTCGTATTGCTTGTATTGCTTTGTCTTCATTAGTTACTCC